GGGTTGAAAACATAATCACCAACATAGTTTTCTAACTTCTGTGGGTTCTCATCAGCAAAACCTTTATCGACGGCTCGCTTGATCTTTTCCCATGAAATGACTTTTTTAGGATATGCACCACACACAATATCTTTATCTGTATCTGGATCAGCAATTGCTGCAAGAGCAAGAATATCGTGTGGGTTGAAACCAATGTCAGCGTCAACGAACATCAGGTGGGTGTAATCGCTACGCATAAATTCATCAACACAATAATTCCGAGCGCGAGTAATTAACGATTCGTTAAATAGAAAAAAGAACTCTGTTTGAAGTTCGTAATCGCTACAGACTTTCTGAAACTCAATCATTGCACGAGTATATTGACCCCCACACATTCCACCATACATTGGTGTGGCAATCATGATTTTACGCTTTCGCAATTCGCCAATATCAATACTTACTTCGTTCATTCAGTTTCTCCATGTTCTAAGTCATGATTATACATCGCAATGATAGCATAATGTATTATCTTCATTAAATCTTTTCGGTTATATCCATTTTTTTTACCATATCGTTGAGCATACTTCATAACATTACCCAAGCAGAATCCTTCACCATGACCACCGTCAATAATGAATTCTGTTGCTTGATATTTGTTTTTGGAATAATGCTCACCGTAGGTCTCATCAATATAATTTTGCAGTTGGCGAAGAATTTCACCTTCGTTGTATTTATAATCAATCATTCAGTTCTTCCATAAAATAATACTTCATTTGACTCATTTTTGTCAAAAAGATACCAACAAGAATTATCTTTTCCTGATCCTTTAGAATCTTTAATCCACTTCACTCTACCTATACTAACAACCTTTTTAAGTATAGTCAAGTAGTTTTTGCTTTGTTTTGTGTGAATCCAATCAGCATCAAAGAGAAGCCATGTAGGAGCGATATTAGATAAATGTTCAATAAGAGGATGAAGTATTTTTCTATTCCATGGTGGGTTAGTAATAAAACAAGTGTCTCCGTATTCAAATTCTGGTTTAATCCATTCAAGTGCATCTTGTTGAAAAATACCTTCTGCCTGTGGTTCTATATCAGAAGCACAATGGCATTTATGACCATGTTTTTTTAAATGCTCTATTAAAGATCCATCGCCAGCACACGGTTCATGGAACCATGTCTTTTCTTTTAAATGTGATAATAAAGGAACTACTGCTTCGTAAGGAGTAGGATAAAAATCTCTCTCTACTCTCACAAAATCACTTCGTTTTCCCATCTTCTTCCCAATTCGTAATCAATTTCATTCCATAATTATCCACGTCTTTTGGTATTTCAATACCAGGTTTATATATCAAAGCATTTTTCTTGAATGGCAAATAATCAACGTAATGATGCGATCTACCATAACGCCATACAACACGAGCAACATCGGGATGCATCTTCGCTAACATTTCAGATTTGTTTACAGTGCCGAGAGCATTATAGTCCATATCTTCTGCTTTGTCAAGTACTTTATCACCAATTTCTTTATGATAAAATTCTTCTGTGTTACCACCCTTTACAGTTTGGGTTGCTGCTTTGCCTTGAAGAAAGGCATTGAATTGAATCGTACAGTCACCATCTTTGAGGACACGGAGAGACAAATCAGTATCTTCATTATATCGACCACGCCAACGATGCTTACAATTGTTATCAATCAACAAACAAGAATAGATTCGAGTGTTCGTTACAAATGGCGGATAGTGTTGATCTGGTGCAATAAAGAACCGATACTGAAAACCAGATACTGGTACATTTTCAAAACGATCTATAAAATCTTCTGCTGCTTTGAATATAGCACCACTACCAACACGAATTCGTTTGTTGTTATGGAGACGATAGAAGTCACTAATGTTATCATCCATTACCCAATGTTTTTCAGCACCAATAGAGATAGCATGATCCCAACACCAGTTTCTCGCACGACCAGGACCATCGCCGTGATTACTAAACGGAGCAACAAGAAGAGTTACCCACTTACGAATATTAAATTCATCAAGTGCTTTTTCATAATTGTCTAGGTCTTGTGGCTCAATCGCAATGTAATGATTCACTGAAATTTTACTCAATGATCTTGATGTGATCATTGATTCATGACGACCTTTAGAGATAATGTAAACTGGTTGTTCAGGATTATTCATCTTCTTCAATCCAACGTAATAAAGAATTTGCTGTACGATCTAATTTAGGATGCCAGATTGATGGATTGTTTTTAGATTTAAAAGAAGGAAACTGTCCAATCATTTCACAGAATTCGTTATAATCTTCTTCTGTCCGAAGATGAACATATATTGTTTTAAATTTAGCATCTGTATTATTTTCATTTTTAAATTCAGGCATACCTTCCCAATGTTTTTTCCAATGATTTGGATGAGAAGATTCTACATCTGGAATTTCGCCTAATATAGTTTCAAGTGTACCATCTTGAGGAGCATTATCTGCTTCAGTCATTTTTTTCATAAAGTTGTCGTATTTATCACTTTCTTCAACACTCATTATTCATTCTCCACAATAATTAATTTTTGTAATCGCATAACATCGATGGCAACATCATGTATCGAGTTGTGTGCTTCAAACTTTTCTTGCCATTCTTCTAAAATGAAACTGGTCATCTTAGGAGCAAAGTTAAATTTAGCATCAATGTATGTCCGAGTGTCTCTTACATTCCAATGCTTCAAACGATTTGACAACTCATCCATTCTGTTTACATCAGTACACAATCTATATAGGATAATTGGATCAAAAGTATTTGACCTTGACCACCAATATTGTGCACTTGGATTAGAATACAAGAGTTTCAATACATTGTCAATGAATTTTTCAACAGAAATATCATGCTTACTAGGCTTGACAATTTCGTTTACTAATTTTGGACCTTGACTTTTCCACCACGCAAGGGTATTTGGATCAATCTTGTATCCAAAATCTTCTACCTGAGGAGCAACTTTTAGTTTGTCTTTGACGATGACAGATTCTACCAACTCTTCAAATGTATAAGGGTCAGTGAGAAATCTGTCAGCATCAAAGATACCATACGCGCATTCAAGTACTGGAAAACCTTTGAGTAGGTCAGTTCCCAATGTCTCAAAATCAAAAATAAAATGTTGGCTATTCATCAAAAAACTCCAATAATGTATTATATTTTTTCTTTTTCCAATAATTAGGTCTATTATTCCAACAACCAGTTTCTATACTTTCATATCCACGAGACCTCAGATAATCATTGAATTTTGAACTCGTTGTCTTGCCGTCGAATATAAAATTGCCATGATTGTATTGATTAAAATGTCCAATCGCTGGCTGATTGAAAGTACTCGCTATCAAAAAATATTTTGGATTACAAGTGTCAATTATATCTCCAACGTGCTCTATAGGATTAATAATATGTTCAAAATATTCTGAAGCGAAAATCAAATCTATTTCTGTTATTGACTTATGATCTGGCAACATGGTAAAGCCATTAGAAATGCCAATGTCTTTTGACATTTTAAACTGTAAACTATCCTCAAAGTTAGTTCCATAAACAGAACAATCTGGAAATATTTCTTTGAAAGATGCTGTAGTATAACCAAATCCGCATCCCAAATCTAATATAGAGTTTAAACCTCCGTTTCGCATATCATCTGCAATTGAAGTACCAAACAAACTTTTTGGTTTTTGGATATCCTTTAAATATCTCCTAGAATAATTGACCCAAGAAAGCCAAACCTCAAACATATAATAAGGATCGACATACACAGAATAGTCTGGCTCTTGTGAATTTTTTTCTAAAGATTTATACCATTGATCAAACAATCTATTGATTTCTTGCATATCATTAGAATTTACTTTTTTGCCACTATGTTGTTTAAAGTAAGTGACAGTATTAATATATGCTAAATCTGGATCTATCTTCGAGTTGTATTCACAACAAAAACTTATATATTCTTTAAGGTCTTGTTTTGTTATTTTATCAACATACATCAAAGATAGATCCAGTACAGTCTAAGCAGCTTGTTTAGTATTTAAGTGAGAAATAAATTCTTGATTTGTCATTTGACCTTGAAGATTATTGCATTTCTCACAAGAGATAACTGCATCTTCTTTTTTGCCACCTTGAGCCCATGGAATATCGTGAGCGCCAATCGATTCATCAAGGGTCAAAAATTTTCCTTGTTGTGAACATTTATCAGTATGAATATCAAAGTAGCAACGATATTCTTGATCAATTAGTTTTTCTTCTTTCTCACTTTTTGTCAAAACACGGGCTTCATCACGAAACAAAATTCCAAACTCTTCAGGTTCACCCATGTCTTTAATCAATATATCAGCAATATTTCTCTGTTCTTCTTCTTTTGAAAAAGCATCAAGATTTTTCCAAACATAAACTTCTCCATCTTCTACATCTTTGGATTGTTTGTTATATGCCTTATATACTTTCATAAAGGTAGGGGCAAAATATTCCATCTCTTCGATTTTAAATTTCGAGTTCTTTTCATATAGATAAAACCAAACGAGTTGAAACGCTCCAAACAATTTCAGAGGAATATGTCCACC